TGTGTAAGTTATTTACTCTATATAAGACGTGTTACAGGAACGTCTTTGGAGTGTTATTCACTCCGCCTTGGCTCGTAATCTCGCCGCGTTGTCGTTCATTTTTTTATAGATCACTTAAATTACCTCTAAGCTGAAGATTGTCTTGATTAAATTGTTCAGTATCAGGTTTAGGTGCAGGTTCACCATCAGGAAGTAATGCGTAATCAGGCTGTGGAAGTGGTTCACCTGTAAAACGAGTTACTATTTCATTTCTATAAACTATGAAGTACTCGCCATAAGCATCAATACGTACATTTTTCATGGGTATATCAAGCGTTTTAGAGTTATCTATGGTGATCTGTACACCATGCTTTTTAAAGCTGTCAAAATGGAATTTATAAGACCCAGTAATACGTTTATTTTTTGATAATGGAAAAGCATTTAATTCATCAAAATAATCATAAATCTTTTGCAGTTTTTCTATTTTTTTTGATTGATTGAATTTGGAATACTTTTTAAGCTGAGGTATTGAAGAATCGTTTTTTGTACTTTTGGTATTAGAGGCTATTTGTTTAGGATTTATACGCTGCTCTATTGCAGGTGCTTTAGATTTATTTGATTTAGGAAATAAATTATTAAGGCTGTTATAACCGAGATAAAGAAGTATGGGAAGACCAATAACAGATATTGGAAGACCATATTTAACTATTTTTTTGTCCATGAGCGTAGCCGACTTAACAGCATCCATTTCCATAACACCTTCGTCTACTTTCGCACCAGTGTGAGACTTGTAGTACTGGAATATTTCATTTTCATATTCATCTAATTTACTGCCTACAGGTTTTGCGCGTGGTGGATTGCCTTTAACAGCACCGTTGTATTCGTTGGTTCTACATTTATGAATACCTTCTGATATTTTGATTTTTTCTACGTAGTAAGTAGTTTCAATTAATGCAGTTATATAAGTGCAAAGCTGATCTAAGTTCTGAGTGACTATAACTATTTCTGTTGTTAGACCCTTCTCATTAGGTGTATGAGCATGCATTGCGAAAAAGTGCTTTATTTCTTCTGATACTTTGGCCGGAGTTGTACCCATTGGGCAATCCATCCATATTTCATCAATTACATAAATTGCACCATGAACAATATTTTTATAATCGATATTTGGCTGAAAGACGATGAATTCTGCATATTCTTCATATGCTTTTCCTTTCAAAGGAATATTGGTAACAATTGTACGACCTGATTTAAAGGCAGGAAGCATTACATTCTTAACCACTGAATAGCTTTTACCCTGTCTAGGTCTACCGATGATTGCTTTAGTAGGCATTTTTATCCTATTACTGGAATACGACGAATGATAAATCGTATTAAGTAAGCACTTAATATAATTCCTACTCCTGAACCTATTTCAAATACATTTAAATAATATCCAGCCATTCCACTAATTGCTGATGCCTTTGCTGTCATATCGGTCAAAAATGATGGAACAGGTATTGCAGACAGCATCGTTATAATTCCGTCAAATAACTTGTCTAAAACGTAGTCATAAAGCCAGATAAAAAAGTCACGTATCCTATTTAAAAATGTTTGACAGGTTGAAGAACCAAAACTGAGTGATATTGATTGGTAAGCCGCAACAAGAGGAACTGCCGCTAGTTTTTCTGAGAATGAAGCAAATGTTTGTTCAGTAGTTGGTACATCTGGGTTATCTGAATATGTATCAAAATTAGTTATAGTTTCTAATTCAGTTTTTGTGTCTTGAATAGATGTGTTCACTTGATTGATTGCATCAATAGTGGAAGTCATATCTGTTTTACTGTTCAAGACAGATTGATTTAGAACATCAAGTTTATTTGTACCATTTGTATTAACGAGGGCAGACTGAACTTCTCCAATAGAGGTATTAACTCCATCGACGGAAATCTTTACAGAATCTACAGAACCCTTAACTGAATTAATAGCTGTAGTAGTACCTTGAACATCAACCTTTAAATCGTCTATTGCTGTAGTAACGGAATTTAATGATGCTTCATTTTCAGTATGACCAGCACTAACGAGATCTGAAAGAGCATTAACAGAATCAGTTATTGCATCGTTTGAAGCGATTATTGAAGCAGAATTTGTACTTGTACCGTCACCTGTAGGAGTATCATTGCCGCCAATTGTAGAAGGGGGATTTGTAAGAGACGCTAAGAAAGAACCTTGCTCTGATGCTGAACATTGTTCACCAGTGAGAAAATAGCTCTCTGTACAATATGGTGAGTCATTTGTACTTCCACAAAAAGAAATGGATGCTTCGTCTGATGGTGTTGCTATTCTATTTTTACATTGACCATTACAACCAGTAGCGGGTAATTGTTCAATATCGGTATAACCATCAAAGGTATACTCTGACACCTGATCTACAGCACATACAGAACATCTTCGGTCAAAATATTTATCTATATTTTCAGTTACTTGATGTCCATCACTTTCTCTAGTTATTACAAATGTCATTCTTTCTGATATTGAAGTCCAAGGTATATGAGTTGTTGACTGTATAGAATATGTTGGATTATTTGCATTATTGTATCGATCAACTAAAAACTGCATTAAATTTAAAACCGCCTCATCTTTACTAGAAAACCATTCAGTTACAGAATACGGTTTATAAGAACTACCATAGAAATTAGAAGCTGAATCTCTCATTCTGAATTCTTCATATTCCGTGTTAGAGCAATCAGCAATTACAGATAAAGATATTGATAGAAATATAAAAATAATAAATAATTTTATTAATATATACATTGTGTAATTACCAGTTATGAAAAATAGCAAATGCACAAGCCATACCAGCCAGACCAAATAGCATATGAAAAAAACTTTCTACTAAATAAATTTCCATCGTATTTCCTTGAGTGAAAAAAAAGGGATAGAGCAATAAAGCTGTATCCCCAAGTTGAAACAGCGTTAAATTACTTAATAAAACTTAAAGCAATCTTTGCGCCTTTGATGCCAACATAAACTACTGCTAATGCAGCTGCTGCAACTGCTGCTACTCCTAGTGCACCAGAGAAATCAATTGCTGTTGTAAGTGCTGTGTAATCCATAGTTATATACCTTCATATAAAGTTGAGGCCAGAAACGCTGGCTTAGCGTATTTAGTCTTAATGACTGAATTTCGTTTATCTAATAAATCTAAGTATTGTCCTAAGCGCCATACCTGCAAAATAAGCAGTTGATATCAACACGAAAAATGCTAGAAATGTTGGCGCGTAAAACAAAGGATCTAGACTTGGATTTTCTCCACCAAATTCTGGTATTTGTACCTCAATCCATTCACGGTCTGATGACCTACATTTACCTGCATTGTTTAAAGATGCTCCTTCTCTACATGCAAAAATTATTGGCATTTAATAATCACTTTCTTAGTTTTTAAAATTGTTAACCCTTTCCCCACATGGGGGACGGGAAAACACGTTTAGCAAGGTGAAGGGATACAAAAAGTTATCCGCTCACGCCTAGTTTTGTTTAAGATTTAGTTGGAGTTTGAGGCGATTTCTCTGGATGTAATTCGTGAATATGTAATCCACCTTTACCCCCACCTGCTGTAATCATTTCACCAACAATTTTGCAACGAACAGGGAAATCAACCTTTCGCATAGTGTCGATTAGTCCATATGCTGATGGTGTTTTAAAAGGGAGGATACCTAGTTTGTCTGTTTCATGATGTTCAGTTTCCTCAACCATGAAGACACTTGCATATTGATCGCCATTGTCAGAAGTAAAGCGTGTACATCCGTAGACCATTCCAGTTGTTTCAATTTTCATTTTTCATTTCCTTTCTTTAGTTAAATTGCTTGTGCTTATCGTCACCCCAACCGCTTTTAGGCGGCTCTGTAAGGGGATAACGGCACAAGGGTTTATGCCTGTTGTAGTAAATCTCGTTTAAATTTTTCGAGGTTTATCATTGTGTACTTACCAATTTTCACTGTAGGTACATGTTTTTTTTGTGCCCAGCCTCTTACTGTTCCCTCTGATACTTCGCAAATTTCAGCGAGCTTTTGAAATGAACATACTGGAAGATTTGCCACTAAATTTAGATTTTTCATTTGATTAATCCTTATTTTTAACGCGTGGTTTTTTCTTAAAAATGGGTTTATGTTTTTGAATTCTTAGTACAATTAATCCCACTAAGATAAAATAATATTTTTTAATACTATTTGGTATTTTCATGATTCGAATTTACTTTTTAAGATGCAAGAAAAGATTAATACCTTGAGACTCTTTACCTACACGTATCTTGCTTTCGGGGACTCCAGCCTGAATAGCTAACTCGATTAATTTATCCTGACTTCTATGAATTAATATCCATTCACAGAAGACTTCCATCAAACCTCTGCTAGGATTTTTATCACCAAAGTTACCAATAACTAACTCACCATCAGCAAAAAGCATCGAATAAAGTTTTTTAGTAATTTCTACAAAATGCCTATCATCTAAATAATCAAACAAACCTGCAGACCAGATAAGGTTGTATTTATTAATTGTGTTAAATCGAAGTATATTTTTATTGATAAAATTAGTATTAGCAGAGTATTTTTCTAATTTATTAGATGCGTATTCAATAGCTTTGTAATCAAGATCAACACAATCAACAAATAAACTATTTCTGGTAAAAGGGTTATCTAAATATTCTTTCAATTCTGTACAAGGACCACTACCAACGTTTAAAAAAAGTGGACTTTCATATTTTTTTGAAACTTTAGTAATTTCTTTAATTAGATATTTTTTTCTGTTCCTAACAGCTATGGCAGAATCTGTACTTTGATAGAACATATCCCACTTAGAATAATGAATATCCCTTGTTACCAACCCATCATATATTTTTTCAATCAGATCAAAATCGCCAGCATATCCATAAGGCTTTTTGTATGTATGACCTATCAACGAATTACTATTTTGAATTGACTCTAGATTTTCAAATAAAATATTTTGGTCTTGTGAGGTAGAACCCAAATATTTAGTAGCGAGAAATGTCAAAAAATTATAATCAGAAGGAATTGGGCCGCCTGAATTTATAATTTCATTGAATGTTTCAATCTCATGAGTAGCTGAATACTTTTGATTTAGAGAATTCATACTGAGTATTCTTTTGTCATTGATGCAATATTAATAACACGTCTTTTTCCAATTTTAAGTGTTGTTATGTAGCCTCGAGCTACCCAACCAGCTATCACTCCTTTATCCAATCCTGTAGCTTCTGAAAATTTTTCAGATGACATAAATGGTACAAAAACTGGTAATATATTAATGTCGAGATTTGTTTCAGGTTCATCCATGACTTGTTCCTTTTTTATCTTGATAGTATCTAAAAAACTCATATATGAGTTATTTTATAGATTATTATGAGTTAATAAATATTTATTTACTCATTAATGAGGATTATTGACGAGAAGCAATAAAAAAGTCAAGTGCGTTTTGTTTTTATTAAATAATTATTCCAATGAAAGAAAAATTTAAGATACATGTAAAAATCTATTTTATTAGGTGGCAAGCACGTTTAAATAGGCGCGAGTTTTGTGAAATTGTAGATATACCTTCTGGAACTCTTGAGAGTATTGAAAACAAAGGAACAGATCCAAGAACTAGTTATGTAAAAAACATATGCAAGGCTTTCCCTGAATATACTTTGTGGCTAATGCTTGATGAAGTCGATTTAGATTCTGGTCAAATATCCCCAATGATTAGGTTTTATTGGCACCAAAGATTACCAGGTGTTAGGCAAGGCCTAGATGGAAACATGGATGATGTAGAAAAATTCTTTGAATTAGCTCAATTTGATAGAAAAAATAAAATTCATATAGAAGAATTAAAAAAAATAATTGATTATTATTTCAACGGAGATACTGATTTAGAATACCCATTTCATTCATCAGTATTTCATGGGACAAATATTAATTTTGATTAGGGAATTTCGTAGGTTGATTATATTTATCTAAGGTGATGTTTATGAAATCATTAACACCACAACAGTTTTATTTGTGATTCATCTATTTTGAATATATAGAATTATACAAAGTTAATTCTTCTTCCTTTTGAAATCTTGATTCAATTATTTTTCTTCTACCGTCAGTAAAGCAAAGAATAACTGCTAAATTATTTTTAATATCTCTCGCCTCGATGACCTCTTCAAGATTTAAAATATTGTAACTTTGTCCTGTAAAGTCAGGCACTTCCAATACAGAAATATTATTTCTTATGACTTTTGGAGATGAAGCCGCTCTCACTGCTTCAAATACATTAGAGATGATGAATCTTTTACTAGTTTCTGCTCCCTCATATCCCTCTAAAGATACTGGAATATCAATATCCACAATATATATATATTTTCCAAGTGTGTGGTTCAACTTTGAAAAAAGTAAAAATTTATCAGGTTCTTTGAACTCTTCTAGTAAATCTGAATCTCTATTTAACCAGTCCTTTTCTATTTCAAATTCCATAAATACTTCCTTATCATTATTGGTTTCTATTTTGGGATTCAGAAGATTTTAAATTCCCTCGATTATCTTCATTCTCATCTGGATCATCTGGTGAATTAATAGCCCAGATTATAATTAGACCCAAAATCACAACAATAGTCCCAAATATATTTAAGGTAGTGTAATTTATTTCCATATCGTGATTTACCTCAATTTATGCAAAAGTGCCTTTATTTGAATAATATATAATATACTCGATTAGTTTTATAATTTGTTAAATCTCGAATATTTTCCCTAGTTTTGTTGCACTAATAATAACGATATCGTGCAATCAGTAAATCATCCTAAACAACTTTATAAACAAATCTCATTCAATCAAAGTCCTCTCAGACCTATTTGCTGACTCTAATTCTTTTATTGATTCGATCAAATATTTAGCATTTTTAGGTGATCTCATAAGATACGCTGTTTCTTCAAGTGATCTATAATCTTCCAAACTAATTAACACGGATGCAGAACCCTTTTGTCGTGTGATTAATACAGGACTATGATCTTCGTGTACCTTATCCAATATTTTAGATAAGTTATTTCGTAAATCTGTATAGCTGATAGCATCCATTGTTGTTTCAATCCTTGCCAATTTTCTTTTGTTGATGTTTAGCAATATCAATCGTAGTTTCAATCACTAACAGTCGTCTATCGTGCTCTCGTAGCTCTTTAGATAACTCTGTAAGCGTGTTGCCTGCTCGCTCGACTTTATCAGAAAGAAGTACTACTTCTTTCATAGCTGCTACCGCATCTTTTATAACACTCATTATGCAGACCTCAGCTCTTTTAAAACTTTATCCGCATCATTAAGTCCTTTTTCTAGTGACTTGCTAGCTCTTTCGGTTGCTTTCGTCGCTTGTATGATAAGTTCTTTTAGTACAATTTCATCATCGCTTGGTGGAACGGCTCGGCAACGACTTCTTACCAGTTCAGAAACGCTAACGCCTTCTCTATCAGCCTCGTCGTTAAGAAAGGCTTTAAATTCAGGTGAACTTAAAATAGTAATTCGCTCAGATTTAACACTCAT